AGTACGTTGTTAACACGACCAATAAGTTCGTCTTTGTGACTGATCAGGAATACATTCTTTTTACGTTCACGGCTTGTTTTCTTTAGTATACTCAATGCGCCTTCTACACCACTTGCGTCTAAGCCGTTGTCAATAAGTTCGTCAACAAACAATAAATTAATCTGCTGATACAAACTTTCCCACACATCACGGAACGCCAGTGATAACGACAGAATCAATCTAGTGCGCTCACCTCTAGACAAGTTATCAAAGTCGAGATCTTGCCCAAGTTGTGTAATTTCAACGTTAAGATCGTTTAAGAAACTAACAGTATGCGGCAAGCCCATCTTGTCAAGATAGTAGGTTAGTCGGTTGTTTAAGTAGGCTAGATTTTGATCAATAATTTTCTTACGGATAAAGCTATCCTTACTGGTCAACAACTTGAGCAGGAACTCTTGATGGTCCTTTAATGTACTAAGTTCATTGATACTATCCCAGTTGATTTCTTGAAGGGCAGTGTCAGTAAGCTCGTCAATTTGCTCTTGATAGGGATCACTTTCGCCTGCCTTGATCTGTAGTTGTGTTTCTAAAGTTTTTAAGTTATTCTGATGTTTTAGTGCCTGCTCAACAGAGTCGTAATACGTATCCGGCCGCGGAGTTTGTTCACCAAGCGCAGTAATCTCTTTGTTAATTTTAGCTAGATCTTTTGTTACTTTGTCAAAGTATTTTTGTGCTTCATCTAAGTGCTTGGTAGCTTCAGAAGACATTTCTTCATGTTTATGATCATGAAGATCTTGTTCACAAGCGTGACACTTTTTGTCCTTTAACTTAGCAAGCTCACTAGCGTACTTTTTTACGCTTCGCTCCGCTTGCGCTGTTGCGCTGTCTAAAGTTGCCCGCTCCTTGTTCAGACTCTTGAGCTTGGCCGTGCGTTCTTCGTACACTTTTAGTTCAGCGTGTTTGGCAAGTTCTGCCTCAATATCTACACCTTCTAATTCGATAATTGCGCGACCAATTTTTTCTAATTCATTTTCGTGCTGAGTATTCCATGCGCTTTGTCTAGTAAATAATCCGTCAATGCTTACTTGAATTTTTTCATTACTTTTCTTTGCCGCTTCTAAGTCGGCATTCTTTTGATAGATATCATCTTTAGTAGACTTAATCATTTCTTTAAGTGTTTCTGCCTTTTCACTAAGCAACGTAACTCCTAACAATTGTTCGATAATAACCCGTTGATCGTTAGCCCGCATACTAAGAAACGGCTCTGTGTAGGTGTTTAATGCTACAATATGCTTGAACATATCATGCGACATTTCTAACAACTCGTCAAGATCTTTTTGCGTTTCACGCATATCACCTTGTGCGTCATCTGACTCGTCAGTCTCCTGCTCTTGATCGTTTACATAGAACTTTAATACGTTAGGTTTCCGCCCACGCTCAATACGATAATTAGTTCCGTCTTTTTCAAACGCCAGTGTAACCAACATGCCTTTATTGTTAATCTTGTTAATAAGATTATCTTTTTTAATGTTAGTTAATGCGTTACCAAACAAACTATAACTTAGTGCGTTGACAATAGTTGTTTTTCCAGTACCGTTTCGGCTACCACTATCGTCACCGCCTTGATCTAAATTTTCACCCAATACTAACGTTAGATTTTCCTGTGCGAAGTTTACAGCCTGGGTCTGATTACCCACACTCATGAAGTTACGTACTGTTAATTCTTTAATTTTTATCATAGATTGTTATAAATTGCTAATAGCGTATTTTTATTAAATTGGTCAGAGTCAATGTTAATAATTTGACTGGACACAATTTGATCAACTGACTCGAATGCTTGAATATCGATATTAGTGTTAATTTCAATTTCTTTACGTTCGGCAATAAGGGTAAGCTCGCGAATATCATAATCCGCAATAAATTTTTCTTTAATAAAACTTGCTTCTTCGTAAGTAATATCAATATCTAAAGCAACCCGCAAATGTTGTTTAGGTCTAATGATAGTGCTAGCTTCGTCAATTAGTCTACTCAACGTCAGTGTGCGGAACGTAGGCTGACCCGGCCACGAATGAAATTCTGGAGATCCACCCCATTCAAGAATCATCATACCGCGATCGTCATCCCACGCATCTGAATAGTTGTGCGGAAATGCGTTACCAATGTAACACATATTTTCATTCATTTGTCTCTTATGGAAATGCCCACTAAACCCCATTTCAAAGCCTTTAAATGCTTCTGCTTGTAGCTCGCCGTGGTCTGGCATCTGTACCATAGCGTTCATAAAGAACTTGGGTAATTCAAAGTGCCCAAAGCAATATTTTCCTGATCGATTTTTAATAGTTCTCCACTCTTCACCAACTAGCCATGGGCATAACGTAACATCTCCAATGGTAGTAACTTCGGGGATTACAGTAACACCTGGAATATATTTTCCAAACTCAACTGAATGAATGTCACGCTTATCTTTATAATAAAGGTCATGATTGCCAGGAAAAAAGTAAAAGTTATCAAATGCTTGCCCTAACTTTTCTAATGCCCTAAGACTATAATCCATAGTGGTAATATTAAGACTATTACGGTTATGGTGCCAGTCCCCCATAAAGATTCCTGTGTCACATCCTTCTTCTTTTGCCTTGGCAATATACCAGTCTACAAAATCTTCACAGTCTTGGTTGTGTGTATTACTATTTGACTTTAATCCAAAATGTATGTCTGTAAAACAGGCAATCTTTTTAAACATATTACTCATTGTTACTGCTTTCCTCATTACGTTTTACTGCGGCAGCATGTTCACCGGCACCAGTACGTGAGTAGCTTGGATTCATACCATTCATCTCAAGAATATCATCACGTATGTTTTGATTACGTTTTTCAATATTAATAACACGAACAAAACTATTAGTAACAGCCGCAGTAAAATAAGCAAATGGATTGTCTGATTTTGACTCATCAAATTGTAAACCAATTTGTGTTAACTGTAGAATAGCCTGCCCCTTCATTTCGTCATTGTATGTATAGCCACGAACGTTGCCGCGAGTAGCATACCTCTCACATAATTTTAACATCATTCGTGCTAAAGTTGGAGTAATTTGGCCTGCGTCTTTGTCAAACTTTCCCTTTTCAAGATCACCCTTCCAATGGCTTTTGCCCACACAAACTATCTCATCTTCGTCATTAAATTTCCAATGCTGGAACGGAGGAAAGTTAACTTTATCTCTATGATCTGCTAGACTTTTAGGGTTTTTCTTACGGGTGTTATTAAGCGGAATATGATCAAACGTCATAATTCTAAAGACTAAATCGGTCTTTTGTATCTTCTTATAGTCTACCTCGCAATCAGCCTGTTTAACTTTTTGCCCATCTTTTTTCCTAGTAGCATAGTCTAAATCACCTATTCTTTTAGCCTGATTCCTTTTGGCTTCTGCTACTGTGCGTATGTTTATTTTGTCTACACTTGGCAAAATAATGTCATATTGATGGTACTTTGGATCAGTAAAACTACAGTATGATGTCTTACTCCTGTGTATTTCTAACAACATATCTTTGTTGTTTAGATAGTTAACTTTAGCGGTCATGGATCATTCCTATTTTAAGTTATTATAAACTACGCGGTTAATAAAGTCAAATAAATACTTGCCAAAGGGATACATTATGGCAATCAAAGGACAAAATTTACAATCGACTATAGCGGCTACTACAGCAACGTTTGGGGCGGTTACATCGGCGGTTGGCACGGCACAGCGACTTGGTTCGGCACTATCTAGTATAGGTAGCGCATCTGATGTTGGTAGCGCAATCCGCAGTATCAATCTTCCATCAGCGGGTGAAGCAGTAGGTGATATTATGGGTGCTATCTCCATGTTTGGCGGCGGTGGCGATAATCCTAATGATTGGCGTGTTAAACTAAGCATACCAAACTGGGTCAGTTTTAAAAATAGTGCTGTACTTAAACCATTGAAAGATGCTGGCGGATTTATATTCCCCTACACTCCAGAAATTGCAATCAGTAGCAGTGCAAAATATACTCCAATTAGTCCAACGCACAGTAATTATCCCTTTCAAGCCTACTCAAATAGTGATCCTGGCACAATCACTGTAACTGGCGACTTCAACGTAGAAGACAGCACACAGGCATTGTATTGGATTGCCTGTGTTCACTACTTGCGATCGGCAACAAAAATGTTTTCAGGTTTTGATCCTAAAGCCGGAAATCCTCCGCCAATTGTAAAATTAAATGGGTACGGTGCGTATGTGTTTAAAAATGTGCCAGTAGTAATACAGTCTATGAAAATTAGTCTAGGTAAAGAATGCGATTATATTAGTTGTAATGTAGTAGGAAGCGCCGCCGGCGAAATTGCCGGAATTGCTGACAGCATTGGAGGCCTTGCTGACGCAGTTGGCGGAGCCTTACCTGGGCTGAGTGGAATCACAAGTACGGTAAGTAGTATAGCAGGCGGAGTTGGCCAAGTAGCAAGTCTATTAGGTAGTTTTGGCCTTGGTGGCTCTACTAGTGGCGGCACCGCACACGTACCAACAAAAAGTACAATAACAGTTACATTAATACCTGCTTACAGTAGAGCAAGTGCTCGTAGTTTTAGTCTTGATAGGTTTGTACAAGGTGGATACATGAACAACTCAGTAGGATACGTATAATATGTCAGCAGTCTATTCAAATGTTAGTCCGTGGGCAACTACACCAATAACAGAAAACTATCTAGATGTTTTATCAATTAGAGCAGTTAGCGCAGAGTCTGATGATTTTTTATATATTATAGAAGCGCAGTATACACATCGTCCAGATTTACTTGCATATGACTTGTATGGCGAGGCGGCATTATGGTGGGTTTTTATTCAACGAAATCTTAATGTGTTACAGGATCCTATATTTGATTTTGTACCTGGAACAAAAATTTATATTCCAAAGTCTAGTAGTTTAAAAGCGGTGTTAGGTCTATAATATGGGAATTCTTGACTCAGTAACTTCGGCCACAACTGCTGTTAGCGGAGTAGTTAACTCAATTACATCTGGACCAGCCTCTGCCTTATCAAGTGTTACTAATGCGATATCAGGAGCATTAGGATCTACCGGATCCTTTCTATCAAGTCTTGGTGGATCAAAGTTGCCCCTGCCAAATATTTTATCACAGTATACTACTTACAATTATGTATTAAGTATTGGTGTGTTAACCACTGCCGATATTACTAATCCTGATGCTACTTACATGGCAGGAAAAAATATACCTTTAATTTGTAAATCGGCTAACGCAGACCCATCTAATAGGATTGCTACGGCCTACGGTAAATTTGATTTCTTTATTGATAATCTTCAATTGTATAGTCAAATGGGATTTCAAAAAAACGCAAATACTAATATTACAAAATTAAGTTTCACAATAACTGAACCGTTTAGTATGGGAATGTTTCCTATTTCTCTTCAAACAGCGGCATTTCAATATGGATGGAAAAATTATAGAGATGCTCCGTTTTTATTAAAAATTGAATTTAGGGGTAATAAAGCAGACGGGTCAATGGCAATAGTACCAAGCTCTACTAGATATATTCCTTTTAAATTTATATCAATGAATATGCGTACTGATCATACGGGCACAAAGTATGATTGTAAAGTTATCCCTTACAACTTTACTGCTCTTAGTACAAGGCACTCAAACTTTAAAAGCGATGTATCATTTAAAGGAGCAACAGTTCAAGAAATGCTACAAACTGGAGAAAAGAGTTTACAAGTAGTTATTAATCAACGTCTCCAGCAGATGAAGACTGACGGCTTATTAAAAGTTCCAGACGAAGTAGTTATATTATTTCCAACTAATACAGCGTCAGCTTCAACCGCAGCCGCGTCTTCTTCAAATACTGAATCAAAAGGGTCAGCAACTACTAGTTCGTCAAGTGGCGGTGGCGGTGGCGGAAAGGGAGAGTTACTTAAAAAATTGGGAATAGCAGAAAGTAAAATTAATAAAACGCTAGTACAACCCGACGGCGAATGTAATGCGTTAGGCAAAGCTAGTATGGGATTCGGCCTTGACAAAAAAGGAGATCCTTCATTTGGTAACGAAAGCACACAATGGGATCCTAAAAATAGAGTATGGGCTCGAGGAAATTCTACTAGTAATGTCAAAGAAGGAGAATTTAGATTTAGTCAGGATACTAATATTGTAAATGCTATTAATCAAGTACTAATTAGTAGCAATTTTCCAACAGAAACATTAGATGCTGGAAAACTTAGCCCAGAAGGAATGCGTGACTGGTGGATAATTGATGTTCAAACTTATCCAATTGACACTGATGAAAATGACGACTCCACTGGTAAAAAACCTAATTTGTTTGTCTATAGAGTAATGCCTTATAAAGTAAGTACTGCCTCTACAAATCCACCTAATACTGCTCCGCCTGGAATTAAAAATTTAAAAAAACAAGCAGTTAAAGAATACAATTATTTGTACACTGGAAAAAATACAGAAATTTTAAAATTTGATATTGAATTTAATATGAGTTTTTCAACTCTAATGGCGGCTGACGGATTAAAAAGATCTCAAGACGTTCAACTAGGAGCAAACCAGGGTGCTGCCGAAGTTAAAAAAAATGTAATTGATCCGCAACCAGATGGATCAAAAGTTGCAGCAACAGCAGGTGTTACTCCCACAACAGTAAGTTATTCGTTGACATCAACATCAACTGACAGGCTAGGCGGCGGCGGAGCTGATACGCAAGCAACAAGAGCGGCCCGTGTGTTCCACGACGCAATTACTAACGGTGTAGATATGATGAAATTGAATATGGATATCTGGGGAGATCCGTATTATATTGCGCAAAGCGGAATGGGTAACTACACTTCAAAGCCGTCAGCATTTCAAAATTTAAATCAAGACGGTACAGTAAATCATCAAAACGGAGAAGTCCACATTTCAGTTAAATTCAGAACTCCAACTGACATTAATCAAGGAACTGGCTTATATAATTTTGCCGGGACAACTTCCGCTCCAGTAGTTCAATGGAGTGGACTGTATCGTGTAATTATGGTAGTCAGCAAATTCGAAGGCGGCCAGTTCAAACAAACACTAACAGGAAATCGAGTAAAACAACAAGAAAATCCAAAAGAGGGAACGGCTTCTACTACGTTTACTACAAGTAATTCAAAACCAGACCCTAAAGATCCTTACGCAACAGGCGGAGCATAACATGTCAGTATCAGATGATCAGTCAACGGAAAAATCAGTCAACCCTGGCGATCAAGCGCCCCCGCGCCCCGGCCCGTTTTTAGCAAAAGTAGTTGGTAATCTTGACCAAGAGTACATGGGCGGATTAACAGTGCAATTAATGAAACCAGGCGGCAACGATGCGGTTGACGGACAAACAATCCCAGTTAAAATGTTAACTCCGTTTTATGGTACTACTGGTGTAGGCAATGTAGGCGTTGACCCCAACGACTATAATAATACTCAAAAAAGTTATGGTATGTGGTTTGTTCCGCCAGACGTAGGCACCATTGTTTTAGTATTTTTTATTGATGGTAATCCAAAATACGGCTACTGGATGGGGTGCGCTTTAGATGACGGTATGAATTTTATGCTACCCGGCATAGCCGCAACACAAGCAGTAGTTGAAGGCGGCGGCAGGCTTCCTGTGGCTGAATACAACAAAAAGTTACACGAGCAAATGTGTGTTGACACTACTAAAGTTAAAAAACCAAAACATCCGTTTACTTCAATATTGGAAATTCAAGGATTATTAAAAGACGATGTTCGAGGTATTACAACAAGTAGTGCCCGCAGAGATATTCCAAGTGCGGTGTTTGGTATATCAACACCAGGGCCCGTTGATAAAACTCCGGGATCAAAAACAGGCGATGTTGGGGTAAAAGATAATGTACAAAAAGGGGTGCCGGTTAGTAGACTGGGCGGAACTACTTTTGTAATGGATGACGGTGACGACAAGTTTTTACGTAAAACAAAAGCAAGTGAAGGCCCGCCGGTATATATGGCAGTTGAGCAAGGCGAAAAAGGTGGCGACGTAAAAATTCCACATAACGAGCTAGTACGTATTCGTACTAGAACGGGCCATCAAATTTTACTCCATAACAGTGAAGATTTAATCTACATTGGCAATGCTCGAGGTACAACGTGGATTGAATTAACCAGCAACGGAAAAATTGATATCTACGCAGAAGATAGTATTAGCCTACATACTAAACAAGATTTCAATGTAACAGCAGATAGAGATATTAATCTTACTGCTAGAGGAGTTATCAACCTAAATGCAACAGCAAATACTAATATTACTGGAGCCCAAGTTCAATTAAATCCACCCGTTCCTGCTCGTAAGGCTGGTAGAGTACCACAAGCTGAGCCGTGGGCCGGCCATGAAAATTTAGATCCAAAGGCAGCAACTCCTGATAAAACTAAAGGTGCTGCAACTGTAACTGCTCCGGCAGGCGGCGCCTATTATAACAAATATACAACAGCTACTGACACATTCAGTAAAATTAAAGGACCAGAATAATGAGTTCAAACGGAAATTTATATAGTAAAATATCATTACCGGCCGCTAATAGAGCCGAAGATATACGTCCTAAAATGTATAAAGGGTTTAGCACCCTTAGTGCTGACACTGAGAATTATAGTCTATATGACTTATCTTTAATACAGCAAGACTTGTTAAATCATTTTAATGTTCGACAAGGTGAAAGATTAATGAATCCAACGTTTGGCACTATTATATGGGATTTATTATTTGAACCGCTAACAGAAGATCTAAAAGGTTTGATTCTAGAAAACGTAAATCAGATTATTAACTATGATCCTCGAGTTACAGCCGATAATGTAATTGTTACGGCGTATGAAAGTGGAATTCAAATTGAATGCTTTTTAACCTACCTACCTTACAATATCAGTCAGAGTCTACAACTGCGTTTTGACCAGGAAAATGGCCTGTTGGCAGCATAATATACGTAGATAATTTTATTCAATAAATACAAGATATAGGATAAATCATGAGTTCAACCGATAGACAAAATAGGTTATTAGTAGCTGAGGACTGGAAGAAAGTCTACCAGAGTTTCAGAAACGCAGATTTTCAGAGTTACGATTTTGAAAACTTGCGCAGGACTATGATTGATTACATTCGTCAGAATTATCCCGAAGACTACAACGATTATATTGAATCCAGCGAATATCTTGCCCTAATTGATCTTATTGCTTTTATGGGCCAAAGCATTGCTTTCCGTGTGGACTTAAATGCCCGTGAAAACTTCTTAGAGCTAGCAGAACGTCGTGAAAGCGTTCTACGTTTAGCACGTATGTTAAGTTATAATGCTAAACGAAATGTAGCATCGTCCGGATTACTAAAAGTTGCCTCAATACAAACAACACAAAACGTTATTGATAGTAACGGCAGAAATTTATCAGGGCAAGTTGTTGCCTGGAACGATGCGTCTAACGATAATTGGTATGATCAGTTCATTAAGATAATGAACGCTGCAATGCCTAGTACTCAGCAATTTGGTAGTCCGTCTGATAAAGCAGACGTATACGGTATTCCAACAGAACAATATAGATTTAACGCATCTAATAACGACGTACCGGTATACGCATTTTCTAAGTCTGTTGGCGGCCGTAACATGAATTTTGAAATAACAAGCACAACGTTTGCTGGACAGAATTCTATATATGAAGAGCCACCTTCAGTTGGCAACAGAATGGCATGCGTATATCGAGATGACGGCCGCGGGCCAAGTAGTAGAGGATCAGGTTTCTTTTTTAATTTTACTCAAGGCTCATTAAATCAAGGGGCATTTACAATTAGCCAACCTAGTTCAACAGAGTCAGTTGATATCGATTCTACAAATATTAATAACAATGATGTATGGTTGTATAAGCTAGATCAATCGGGCCTTGAGACTGAAAAATGGTCAAAAGTGTCTAGTTTTGAAGGCAACAACATTATCTATAATAGTCTTAATAAAAACATCAGGAACATTTACGGAGTAGTTACTAGAGCTGGCGACGCTATTAGCTTAACATTTAGTGATGGCACATTTGGCAATCTTCCGTTAGGCACTTTTAGAGTGTACTATAGAATTAGTAACGGCCTTGCTTATACCATTAACACACAAGATATTCGTAGCGTAACTATTAACATTCCTTATTTTTCTAGTTCTAATCAACAAGAATCGTTAACAATATCATTAAGTTTAGCTACATCGGTATCTAATGCCGACATTTCAGAAACTAACGACAGCATTAAAGCTAATGCTCCGCAAACATACTATACACAAAATAGAATGATTACTGGAGAAGATTACAACATTAGTCCGTTGTCAGCTAGTACACAAGTAGCAAAAGTAAAAGCAGTTAACAGGACAAGTAGTGGTATTAGTAGATATTTTGATCTAGTAGATCCTACTGGAAAATATAGTTCTACTAATTTGTTTGCCACTGACGGCGTAATTTATAAAGAAGAATACAAGTCTCAAACAAGATTTAGTTACGCAAACAAAACAGATATTGAAGGCGTAATTTACAATAATGTTTTTGATATTTTAACTAGAAAAAATTTACGTAATTTTTATTATTCAAATTTTAATAATTTTATTACATCTAGTCTTAATATTTCTTGGTTCAATCGAACTTCTGACACAGGCATGTCGTCCGGGTACATTGGAGCAAGCGATGGTACTCCCTATAAGGTAGGTTCGTACACTAGTACTGATTTAAAATATTTTACAGTTGGCTCTTTAATTAAATTTATACCATCAGCTGGATACTATTTTGATACTACTAATAACAATGCGCTAGTTCAAATAACAACCCCAGCGGCCCCCGGCACTAGTTCATACATCTGGGCAGAAGTTGTGTCAGTAGTTGACGACGGCACAGCAGTAGGCACTGGCACACTATCAACGGGATTTGGTCCGTTAATGTTGAATCGAGTAATACCATCGGACTCAACAATGACACAAATTCTTCCAAAGTGGAGAACAGTAATAGACAGTACAGTTATTACTACCATGATTGAATTAATCTTTGCTAATAAACCGTTTGGATTACGTTATAGTAGTGTTACACAAACATGGCAAATTGTTTTTGAATCAAACCTTGATATAGTTTCACAATTTAGTCTTGGTAAACAAGGTGATCTATCTAACAAACAACAAGATGCTAGCTGGTTGTTATTGTTTACCACTGACAACGAGTTCTATACAATAACCAGTCGAGAAGAACAGTATATCTTTGAAAGTAACCAGCAAATTAGATTCTATTTTGACAGCGGCACTAAAATTTATGATAGCAGAACTAATTCTGTAGTTAAAGATACTATTAATATTTTAAGTATCAATACTCGTCCTGACGTTACAATACCTTTCACTCGTGATCAGGTATGGGATGTTGTTTCTGAATTTATTGGTCTAGACGGATATGTTGATACTAAAAAATTAATAGTAGCATTTGCTGATTCTGATGATAACAGTGTAGTAGACGATCCTGAATTGTTTATTAACATTGTTGCCCCAACTACTAGTCCAACTACAAAATACATTTTACAAGAAAAATATTTAATTAGTCAAGGGCAAGAAGATTATAGATATGTATCAAACGATGATAATAAAGTATTAGTGTTGCCAACAGATCCAAACGCATATGGATCATACGTTGATGGACAATATTTTTACTTTATTGATACCGGAGTAGTTAAAAAATTAAGTTTAACAACTGGTAAATTAACAGCTAGTTTAGATTATAAAGTATTTGTTGGCCGAGACAATTTAAAATTCCAATATACTCATAGTGCTGATTATGAATCAAGAGTTGATCCAGGATCAAGTAACGTTATGGATGTATTTGTGTTAACTAAAGGGTATGACACTACATTTAGACAATGGTTAAACGGTGCTAACATGATTAAACCGCTAGCACCTAGCTCAGACGAACTATACAATACAGTTGCGCCATCGCTAAATCTAATTAAATCTATTAGTGATGAAATTATATATCATCCAGTAAGTTATAAAATTTTATTTGGAACAACTGCTGATGAAGATGTTCAAGCTAGTTTTAAAATTGTAAAAAATATTGGGCAGGTATTAACTGATAATGATGTTAAAGCTCGAGTAATTACTGCTATGAATCAATTTTTTGCTTTAGAAAATTGGGAGTTTGGTGATACATTTTATTTTACAGAGCTAGCAACATATATAGTAAATCAACTAGCACCTGATATTTCTAATTTTGTAATTGTGCCTAGACAGTCTGGTTTAAACTTTGGTAGTTTGTTTGAAATTAAATCAGCAACAGACCAAATTTTTATTAATGGCGCAACAGTTAACGACATTGAAATTATTTCTGGAATTACGTCAAGTACAATTAAATCAGTAAGTGGCACAACAGTGGCATCAACAACGACATCTCAACAGACAATTACAAGCTCAACATACGGATCAACAAATGGCTGATAGCATTAATCCAAACAAAAATAAAGTTTCTAGTTTCCTTCCAAGATTTTATAGATCCGATTCAAACAAGAAATTTACACAGGCCACTCTTGACCAGCTAGTACAACCTGGTACGGTTGATAAACTCAATGGATTTGTTGGAAGACAAAATGCTAAAGCTAGCACGGGTAAAGATATCTTTATTAAAGAGATTAGCGACCAGCGACAAAATTATCAACTAGAACCCGGAATGGTAATTAAAGATAATTTAGATAATGTAACATTTTTTAAAGATTATATTGACTACATTAATCAAATTGATG